AAAAATGGGGTACCCGTGTCCAACCGAAAAGAGAACGCACATGGGTGCGATTATAGGAACTTAAAAAATTAGCTCGTAATTTTATATATAAAATGTTTACATTCGATCGCGATACCGCGACTATAGTTGCCGTGCTCATGTGTATTGTTGCCACAATGTACATGTACAGAGAACTTAATAAAACGAAATCAGAAATGGATAATGTTAAAGGATTTTATGGAAACCTCATGACACATTTATCCAGACCACCACCGCAAGTGAAATCTGTACCAGTTGTAGAAACAGAAAAAGAGGAAGTTTTAGAAACCCAAGTTGATGATGATGAAGAAGATTCTTCAGAATAATCATCTTATTCAATTATAACTTGCAAATACGCAATGAAAAAATATAAAGCAATTGCAGTCCCCGTCACTTTTATAGGTGATAAACCACGATTTCTCACTGTCCGGGATCGAAGATTCAAAGATTGGATTTTCGTCACCGGAGGGTGTAGGCGAAGAGAGATTCCAAATCCCATTAGATGTGCTTTGAGAGAACTTGAAGAAGAAACCAGAGGAGTTGTTTCTTTGAAAAAAGGTGAATATACAGAATTTAAATTTGTAGTAACAGAAAGTCCAGGAGTGGAACTCGAATATAACGTTTACGTGTTTTTCGTAAACTATACCATACAGGAACAGGCTGAACTTATACGTAAGTTTAACGATGAAAAACAGAAAATGAATCTCCGTAAGATTCAGAAACAGCCCATCAAGAGAACACACGATGAAAATGATTTCATGAATTTTGAAACGCTTTCAGAGTTCAGTACGAAAAAACAATGGGATCGTATTGTTAAGAACGTACTTAACAATCCAGAATTTTACGCGTGTGTAACTTCTCTCGATAGAAAAACCTTCTCTATTAAATAATGAAGTCTAAGAACTACATTTTATCACAAATACGTGAGCTTCTCATTGAAAGGCACGCATATACATTAGAAAGAGCGGAAAGGTACGTTGAATTACATAAAGAGGATAAAGTCTATGAACTCCTCGTTTTAAAGAAAAATTTATCAGAAGAAGAAAATTATCCGGAAGTCTCATATAGACGCTCTATTTGGCGTCACGAGTATGAAGATGAATAAACAGTATAAAAAGATAAATAGAATAATAGGTAAGTATGTTTAAACGTTGGTGTAAAGACCAAGGTTTTGCTAATAACTCCGATTTATCACATGTGCTCATGGACGGTGGTGTCCTCTCCGTGCCATTTGATAAATTGAATGACTTTTACGAAAAATGTGTAGAAGTATATAACTCCGGTGAAAAGATATTTGTCGTCGAGCAGAAAACGGAAAATTACAATTTTTTCATGGATCTTGATTATAAAGATGATGAAGAAATGTCATTTGAACAGGTTAAGAGTGTATGTAAAGTCATATGTGACAAGGTCTCAAAGTTTGGTGGTAAAGACGCTTTGATATCTGTCGCTGAACCTAAACCCATAGACACACTCATAAAAACAGGTATACATATAAACTGGCCAGGTTTTGTTGTAAATAGATCATCTGCATTAGGTATCAGAGATCATGTTATAAATACGTTAAACTTAGCGTATGGATCACGTGATTGGAAAGATATTGTTGATATTTCGGTATATGGTAATAATTCACGTAATACAAAGGGAAGTGGGTTCCGTATGCCGTGGTCACATAAAAAGGGGAAACACGAAGCGTGTGCCGGCCAAGGATGTGAGTTATGTAATAACACCGGTAAAGAAACACAAGGTGAATATTTACCCATATTTATATACAAATATGGTCCTTCATCTACATTACAAAAGACCGAACAAAAACCATCCATTGACATATTACATATGGCAACGTTACGTACACAAAGCATGGAACCTATTATCATAGAAGGAACTCGCAAAGAAGCTACATTTACAACATTACAAACTAAAAACGAGTTCAAGGACCAAGAGGCTCGTTTACTTGTCGAAGCATTTGTTCGTAAAAATGTAGAAGGACAAACTACCGCATCAATCACTAAAATGTTTAAATATAACAAGCAATTTCTCGTCTCAACAAATTCTAAATATTGTGAAAATAAAAAATGTAATCATAATTCCAATCACGTATGGTTTCACATAGTAGGTGATACTATAGCCCAAAAGTGTTTTTCGACTACTAACGTACTAAGACAATACGGGTTTTGTAAGGATTTTTCGGGAAGACGACATCAACTCTCTAAAAAAATAACGGACATTCTTTACGAAGATGGTAAAGTTGAAACGTATACACCGAAAAAGAAAGTTGTTGTAGAACCAGAACAGAACTTACTCGAAAAATTCATAAAAAAGTATATCGTTAAAAAAGAAACGTTTGTCATAGAATCACTCAAACGTGAAGGTGTTAAGAAATATACTGTAACCACAAAGGAAATATGTGACACGTGTAAAGAAACGATTTCATTCAGTATACTTAAAAGTCATATACAACAGGTGTGTAAATGTAAGTGTCGCGCACATAATCTTACAGATAAAATTGTAAATACGCTTGCGTAATGTATTTAAAAGAATAAACGCAGTTTAATGTATAAATGGCAAAAATAATCGTTCCTACGCGTACACGTTCAGGGAGACTCTCAAAGGTTCCAGAACGTTTAGATCCACTCGAAGATCTCCCAGAAGATGATTTTTCTGACGATGATTATGAAACTGAAACCGAATCGGAAATAGAAAGTGATATTGATCTTCTTCAGACAGATGATGAGGATGATTTTGAAGATGATGATAGTGATATGGATGAAAATGGTAATTTAAAAGGGTTTGTTGTTGACGAAGAGGAAGAAGAAGATGAGTAATATAGAGCTTAAAAAAATAGGTTTACATTTTATAAATGGAAGCCGAGGTTGGAACTCCGATAGAATACAATCCAGACGATTTTACAGATAAAGATATGGATAATCAAACAGAACAAGAACCGGAAAATAACGAACAATATTATTTTCCGCCACCGCAACACTATTATGAACCACACCCACAACAACCCCTTCACAAAGAAGATATATTTTCAAATCTCGATAAAACTGCGTACATTATCATATTTGTTTCTTTTATTTTAGGATTTTTTATGGGAAAAACTATGCAACCAGTTATTCTTAGACCTGGATAGGTTTGCCTCTAACCCATAAATATTGTGAAGACGTTTGTTGTCCTTCAAAATCACCAATAGATCCAAGTTTTGGTTCGGTAAAATACGCGCGACTCACAACAAGTGGGTCTTTCAGTATATCTTGTGCAACATCAGATGCACTCACATTTTCAGTACCCGTTTTACTTTTTCGATCTTCATACAATCGTAAAAATAAAACAATCATAGCTAATACAATAATTATGGTGATTATATTTAGTATAATACTCAACATTCTTACATTTATATAACAAATTTATTTAGATTCTACCTCTTCACCTTCCTCAACTTCACCTTCACCTTTCGTATCCTGAGCTTCCGTAGACGATTCAGACTTTTCCTTTTCAAACTTTTGCATTGCTTCAACTGAATTAAACCCCTTCTCGGACGCCTCTTTTTCGAGATCCTCCTTCGCATCAGCTTCACGTTTTTCCTTTCTTTCTTCAATTTCCTTAGCAACAGTGGCATCCGCTTCCTTAACAAGTTCCTCCATTGGTGTATCCGGTTTTTCCTTTTGGAGACGTTCGAGGACTTCAGCTGGATGACTGATTGGTGGTTCATCCGGTTTCGTATAATACTTCGAGTTTTCATCACCTGGTTTCGTAAAAGTTGAGGCACTTTCGACCATATCACGTTTACGTTCCGCGAACATGTGCGCCGCTTGTGCTTGATTTTCTTTGTATCCAGACATGAGTTCTTCGAGTTTTTCATTCGTATAATGAACGTCTTCGATCTTTGTCGGATCAGGTGGGATTAACAGCCATTTATACATATCAACAACGTAAATATCGAACGTCGCATCTTCTTTTTGAAGACGTTTAGCGTGTGATGCAGCTTCATCTCTAGAATTAAATGCACCCCGGATCTTAATTCCAAACTTATCATTCTTTTGAGGTGCTTCCGGTCCTATAACAGAAAGGCATGCGTATAATTGACCTGGAACGGTCGTGTAATCTTGTTCAAGAGTTGACATTGTTTTATTTATATATTTATATAGCATC